GACTTTTCTACACTAGGAGGTGAGGGATTTAAGGTAGTGCCTGAAGGAGTAATCTTAATGCTTAAAGATTACAAGTCGTGGGAAGTAGTAAATCACTTTGAAACTACATCACCATTTTTATTTTTATGAATACATTTTATTTTTCTACAACTAAAGGTAAAAGACAAGACACGATACTATACAAAAATCATTCGTCTTTTACAAAATTCTTCTTTAAAGAGAATAATACAGCATCTCTCGCTAGTGTATATAATAAAGCAATAGATTTTGCACTTGAAGAGAAGTCAGACTATCTAGTTCTGTGTCACGATGATGTAATAATTGAGTCAGATCTTAATTATAAGCTTGAATCAGCTATGGAAGGCTTCGATGTTATCGGAGTTGCAGGTACCACTGAATGCAAATTACAAGAGCCTGCTCTATGGCACCTCATGGGTGGCGGATTCGGCGGCGGTAAGCTACATGGCGCGGTAGCTCATGGTTCAAAAAATCATAAAGCTATGACTTCTTTCGGACCCTATCCGCAGCGAGTGCTCTTGCTTGATGGTGTATTCTTAGCTATTAAAAGAAAGGTTTTTGAAAAGGTAAAATTTGATGAATCTTGTCCAGCAAAGTTTCATTTTTATGATTTAGATTATTCGTTAGAGTGTCATAGAGCAGGATTTAAGCTTGGTGTATCAGATATTATGATCACACACGCCTCTCCTGGGTTAAGAGAGTTTACAGAAGAGTTTAATAAGGGTCAGGAGTGGTTTCTTGAAAAATGGAAAGGTAAGCTATAATAAGAACGTGAGTAAATTAGATCTCGATTACTTTGAAAAAGTGCTTTGTTATAAAGCACTTTCTGACTCTACATATCTAGCGTCTATCGCTGACCATATTAAACCTGTCTTCTTTAAAGATAAGAATATATCTAAAGTCTTTACTATCATTTCAGAGTTTCATGAAAAGAGAAGTAAACTTCCCACTATTACAGAGGTTAAGTCTTATCTAACTACTGATGAATTGAAAGACTCATTTAAGGAGCTTGTAACATCTTTTAGTGATATTGATAAAAATATAGATAAAGACGAGCTGTATGAAAATACTGAGCAGTTTATAAAGGAGAAAGCTGTTTATAACACCATGTTAGAGATTGCTGGTGATATAACTAAAGGGTCTATTGATACTGCTGCTATGCTCGATAAGTTCGAGAAGTCTTGTAATATAAACCTAGTAACAGATTTAGGGTTTGATTTATATAACGATATTGAAGTACTTATTGATGATCTCAGTAGCGTACAAAAATCTATTCCTAGTACGTGGTCGTGGTTAGATGATGCTCTTAATGGAGGCTTTTTAGAAAACGGTCGTGCCTTATATGTCTTTGCCGGTGAAACTAATATTGGTAAGTCTATCTTCTTAGGTAATATTGCTACCAATATGGCCAACCAAGGTAAAAATGTACTACTTATCTCTCTCGAGATGTCAGAACTACTTTACGCGAGAAGGTTATGTTCAAATGTAAGTAAAATACCTCTTAAAGATCTAACTTACAATACACCATCTCTTAGACAAGCTATTAGAGAGCAAAAAGAAGGTAATAAAGGTAGAATTTTTATTAAAGAGTTTCCACCCTCTACTATTACTCCTAATCAACTCAAAGCTTTCGTTAAAAAGATAACAGATCAAGGTATTAATATTGATGCTATTGTTTTAGATTACTTAAACCTACTTCATTCTCCGATTGGATCTAACTCTTATGAAAGAATTAAAAATGTAACAGAGCAAGTTAGAGCAATGAGTTATGTCTTTAACTGTCCTATTATTTCTGCTACACAGCTTAATAGATCGGGGTTTAATACAGACAATCCTGATCTAGCTACAATTTCTGAATCTGTTGGATTAGCAGCTACTGCCGATGTTATTGTTTCTATCTATCAAAACGAAGAAGATCGTGATCTTGGTATCATTAGATTAGGCATGATGAAAAATCGATACGGTCCACGTGGTCATACACAGCCCATGAGAGTCGATTATTCGACTTTAACTATATCGCAGGCAGAAGAAACTATAGAAGTGGGTGAAGATAGCGCGTTTAACGCATTAAGTATGTTGGGAAGTTGATTAAGTTCCTTAAAGCGTTAAATACGCTAAGTGAATTCGTCCTATTCGAATATAGATAATACCTTAAGATCGAATGTAAGTGCTTTTCGTTCTGGAAAGCGCGACTTTAGCGTTAAAGAGCTTAATGAAATAAAAGTATATTTACTAAGATTGAAGGAAGTAATATCTAATACAGATTTCTTCGAAGGTAATATAAAAGATAATAAAGTTATTAGTTGTTTTTCAGAAACGTCCTATAATAGGGAACTATTCGAGCATATGTTTAATAAGCTAGATGCTGCAATAGGTATAATTGTTATATTAACCGAAAAAAGAATACTTCTTCAGTGCAATCAATCCAAATGTAATATTGATTTATGCAATCTAGCTAAACTCTTATGCGATGGAGATTGTGAAGATCTATCTGTAGATACAGCAATAGGTAAAATAACAGAAAAATTTCTCAAATTTAGTAAAACACTTCAAGCATGCACTATACCAAAGATTTAGCACCTTCGCAATATATAATGGATCAAGAAAGTGAGCATATATTGCTTTCTTTCTGTACTTTCTGTACCCTATTAAAGGGCAAAAAGCTATCCCTTCAAAATGTTTTTTTGTTAGTCTTGCAAAATGAAGACCTGAAGTTTATATTAAAAGAGCTAATAAGTATAGACTCGGATATTGAAATTGTAAAGCTCTTTTTAGAATTCGACCCTACTATTGCTAAAAGTAAGTATATTACCAAATACATTAATAGTAAAAAGCGAGGATGCAAATAACAGCAAAGGAAAAATCGATTTATAACAGCTTTTTAATAGCTAGTAGAACAGCAAAAAATAAACCATTTAGATTAAGACAGGACTTCAGTAAAATTGAACCTACTACAGAATTAATCTTAAAGAAATTAAGTTTATTTTTTACAGAAAACAATAGTATAACACCTACAGATTTTTTTATTGCACCGTATAAATGTTACGGCTCTGACAATTATTTTGATTTGCAATTTTACGCTACGCGAAAAGCTATTAAATGTTATTCTATATTTTGTAAGCAGAGAGAGACACAAAATCCGGATAATGAAGAGTCAATAGAGCATTCAAAAAAATGCTGCAGCTTTATATATAAGTTTTGTAAAGAAAATAAACTTACGCTTAGCGAGTATAAAACTATGATTAACGGATCAACTCCTATTGTCTTACAGCATTTACGAGATCATAAAATTAATTTTCACGCTATACACGGTCTCAATAATGATCGAGTGCTTAATCAAGTAGAACCAGAACTATTAGATTTTTATATTAAGGATTTTCATAGACTTATGAATGAAACTAGAATCCTATTTCAACAGTCCACACGACTAAAAACAGTAGTACGTGAAGCTTTTAAAATTATTGAAGAGAAGCTATTGATTTTTGCAAAGTAATATATTATAATCAAACTACATTATGAGTACATTTAATACATCAATGTTCCAATCGATTAAGGCAGCTCTCGCTAAAAACGAAGATGCCGGAAATAACACATACACAGAAATACTAAAAACAACTCCAGGTAATACATACACAGTTAGACTCTTGCCTTATGCGCAAGATCCATCAAAGACCTTCTTCCATTATTATACACATGGGTGGGTGTCCTTTGCTAACGGTCAGTATGTTCAGGCTTTGTCGCCATCTACATTCGGTGAGAGAGATCCTATTGCTGAAGAGCGGTTTCGTATTTTGAGAACCGGTACTGAAGATGAGAAGGAAAAGGTATCCGCTATCAAGCGTGCAGAAAAATTCCTTGTTAACGTTTACGTTATCGATGATCCAACTAACTCCGATAATAACGGTAAGGTCAAGCTTCTTAGATACGGTAAGCAACTTCATAAGATTATCATGGAAGCAATCGAAGGTGAGGATGCAGAAGAGTTTGGTCCTCGTATCTTTGACCTCGGACCTAACGGAGTGAGCTTTAAGATTAAGGTTGAAAATCAAGGAGAGTATCCAACTTATGTATCTTCTCGATTTACTTCTGCTGGTAAACTCAATCTTACAGAAGATGAACAAGAGAAAATCTATAAGGGAGTCTTTGATCTTTCTAAAGTGTTTACTCTCAAATCATACGATGAGTTGAAGACCATGTTAGATGAACACTTTCATCTAGCTCAAACTACTCCAAAGATAGATGAACAACCACAAAGACGTGCCGTAGAACCCACAGCATATACCGAACCGGTTGCATCTGCAAGTAGTAGTGCATCAATTGATGATGAAATTGACGAACTCTTAAAAGATCTATAAATTATGACAGAGCAAGAAAAGCAAGCAATGCTAGCCTTTCTAGGTACTGTTCATGCGCAAGCGAAACAGACTGACCAAATGATTGTTGGTCAGTCTAATTTCGTAAAACCTGTTAGTCACGTTATTCAGAATGAATTCGCGCAGGTTCTTGCTAAACCAGTAAATAGTTTTGAAGGCAATTATCAGCAACCCCCGCAACCGCAGCATGTACAAATGCAACCAGTAGTACATGCTCCAGTACAAGAAGCGCAACCCGTACCAGCTCCACAGGAGGATCAACTAATGTTCTCTTTTGAAGCTCCTAAAGAACAAGAAGCTCCTTTTATTACGACAAGTGAACTAATAGAAGTTCTTAAAGATATTAACTTGAATTTACAACGTATAGGTAATATCCTAGAAGAGAAGAATAAACCAAATGCGAGAAATAAAAATTCAAAAAAGGAGTGAGTTTGCTGAGTTCGTCGACGCAATCTCAAAAGTCAACGACTCAGCAATTATCACAACTACCGAAGGAGAATCAGGAACACTTTCTTCCATCGTTGCTTCAGAAGATAACACGCTTATTCTATACGCTGAAAGTCAAGTAGGGGAAGTAAACTATACAGGATTGTGTAATATTCCTGATCTTAAAAAGCTCACGAGAATTGTAGATTCAATTAATAAAGATGACTTTAAGTTTATTGTTAATAGCAATAACTTAGAGTATAATGGTAGTGATGTAAAATTTAAATACCATCTTTATGAAGATGGCTTTCTAACTAAACCTTCGATCAATATTGAAAAGATAAAAGGATTTACATATAATCTGCGGTTCACTCTTACAAAAGCTAATATTCAATCCATAATGAGAGGATGTTCTTTTGCGACACAGACTAATAAGGTATATTTCTTTACTGAAGATGGTAAGTTAAAAGCTGAGCTTACAGATCGTTCGAGACACAATACTGATGTATTTTGTCAGAGCCTTGGAGATGCTGATTTTAATTTAAATCCCATACCTATAAATATTGACAATTTAAAATTGATATCAACTATTAACGACACAATAAACGTTAGTATTAATACTGATTATGGAGTAGTTATATTTGATATTTGCAATAATAGTACTAAATTAAAGTATATACTTTCATCTTTAACGCAATGAACATACAACGTAAAAATAAAATAACTACTCAGAGCTACTTTATCAAAAGACTCAAAGATAATAAATTTATAACATATAAAATCTTTGATGAGTATTCTCAAGGAGATACACGTAGATGGACTATATTAGTAGATCCTGGTAGTACTTCTATTTTTATTACTTGCTATGAAAATAGAGATTTTAGAGGTGATGTTATGTTTGAATTTAGTGACGGTGGTCAGCTCTTTCCTAAGAACTTTTCTATTAAGACAAACTCTATGGAGGTAATAATTACTACACTATTGGAACGAGGCGTCAATCAGCGTGTAGTAAATGTTGCATAAATATATTAATGGACGATCTACCTGAAGATAAATCCGAACAAGAGTTGAAGGACTTAATAAAAGACGCTCTTAAAAACAACATAGAAGTAAAAAAGAAAAAGGTTAGTAAACGTCAACTTACTTCAGCTCTTTCAGGCACTCTCGATGAGTTTCTAAATAACTACATTCTGATTGGGTACGATATGGAGGGATCACCAGTAATATTGAGGTCACATAAAACTGAAATGGAAAATGAAGCTCTTAAATCCCTCTTTATAAAGTACTTTACTATGTACATGTATAATTATGAAGATTTTTAAAAAGGATCCGTTAAAGCTACAAGCAGGTAATGTTTATGCGGTACAAACTGGTGACTACGCTGGTGAAATGCTTGTTTATATATCTACAGATTTTATGTATCATAAATTTTTGTCGATACCCTTAATGAAAAATAGAAATATTCCAAAAGAAAAATTTGTTTTCGGAATGAACAATCATATAATAGAGTTTGTAGAAAGAGTGCCTAAAAAGTTTTATAGTGTAATAGAGGCGCAACATCAAAAAAATGAAAACTCTGATAATTGACGGTAATAATTTAGTTCATAGGACATACTGGACTGCAAAAACACAATCAAAACGAACTAATACTGATACTCAAGATCAAATTAACGATTTTCATATCTACTTTACGCTAAACGCGGTATTTTCATATGTAACAAAATTTAATCCTGATAAAACTATTTTTGTTTGGGACGAAAAGAAAGATTATCAAATTAATGATCGTAAGATTCAATTTGAAGATTATAAAGGCAATAGATCGTCAGATGTCTCGCCTCATCAAAATAACAACGACATACAGAGGATATTAAGCTACCTCGGCATTTCTTCTATCTACCCGAGACAATTAGAAGCTGATGACATTGTATCATACATTTGCAGATTTACAGAAGGTAAAAAAGTTATTGTCTCTGTTGATAAAGATTTTTTACAGCTTATTAATTCGGACGTAATTTTTTATGATCCTATTCGCAAGGAAGAATATACTATTGAAAATTTTGAATCGAAAACAGGGAGTCATAACACAGAAGAGTGGCTTGTATTTAAAAGCTTAGTTGGTGATAAGTCAGATAATGTTCCAGGAGTGTTTGGTAAAGCGAAAGCATTAAAATTTATAAAGGGTGAATTAAAGCTATCGTTAGAAGAAGAATCAATATATACTCGTAATTTTAATCTCTTTAATCTGGGTAAGTTGACTTATGATGATCAAGAGTCAGAATATTATAGAGGCCAGCTTTGCAAAAATGTAGAGAGAAGCTGGTCAAATTTTCTAACAGAATGTGATGCTCGTAAATTTAGCTCTATTCTCAAGAAAAAAGAATCCTGGCATACATTGTTTTTTCTTAAGCATAAATTAGCATCACTATTTGTATGATAGTAGTACCGCGTGAATATGTAGTATTAAAGTTCTTTGAACTTGGGTATTATCCGAAGACTAATAGGTATAATGATACCTATCAATGCTCATGCCCTATATGTAGAGAAGGTAAATCTTTAGGAAAGAAACGCAGGTGTTATTATATTCCAGAAAAGGATAACATTTACTGTCATAACTGCGGCTGGTCTAGTAAACCTTTTAATTGGATAAAGGAGGTTTCTGGTAAGAGTGACTATGAGATTATAGAAGAGATAAAGGAGTTTTCTCCAAGCTCAGAAACTATAGTTGAAGAGTCGAATAATAAGCGCACCTTTAAAGCTGCAACTCTACCCACAGATAGTATTAACTTAAGTGATGAAAACCAAGTAAGTTATTATAAAGGTAATAATATAGTTAGAATTTGTAATCAGATCATTCTTACTAGAAAACTAGATAATGCTATTAACAGACCAAAGAATTTGTATCTATCACTTACTGATAAGGTACATAAAAATAGATTAATTATTCCCTTCATTAATGAAGGTGGTGATATTGAATTCTATCAATCACGCACTATTCTTCCTAACGATAATAAGATTAAGCCAAAGTATCTTTCTAAAATTGGTGCAGAAAAAACCTTATTTAATATCGATCAAGTAAGTAGCGATTACGATACAGTTTATATCTTTGAAGGTCCATTAAATGCATTCTTTACCAAGAATAGTGTAGCAGTGGCAGGTATTACAGAAGGTAAGCAATCATTTACTCCAAGACAAAAGCAGCAGCTTGATACAGTTCTTAAATTTTACGATAAGATATGGGTACTAGACTCGCAATGGATAGACAATGCATCTTTAAGCAAGTCGGAAACTTTACTTAAACAAGATCAGAAGGTGTTTATATGGCCTGAGAAGTTTGGTAAAAAATTTAAGGACTTTAATGATATAGCTATTAGATGTAATGTTAATGAAATTACTCATAGCTTTATACAAAAAAATACCTTCGAGGGACTCGAAGGTATTATTAAACTTTCAGAAATTAAAAAGTTTAGACGTATTTGAATGCTGGGTTCTCGGTCTGCGAAATATAGCCTCTAAACGATTCTGTTAGAGCAGCAAGCTCAGTTGCAACACGAGCAATTTTACGCTGTTCAGATTGTTTCATTCTATCGAAGATTGTATCTGGTTCAGCATTAGCTAGCTTAGTTTGTATAGATTCACCACTTGTACCATTTAAGAATTCCAAAAACTCATCACACTTCTCAACCCAAACTTGAAGTTCTTGTGCCATCGCTTGAGATTGAGCTGATTTAATTTTAGCAGCCTGTGCTGTTAGATCTGCAGCTGCAGACTCAGCAGGTGCTGTATCAACGTCAAACTCACCAGGATCAGTTCCTTTGTCGAGAGAAGCAGTCATCGCCTTCTTTTCTAAGTCCTGTTCGTTTATAACTTTAAAGAATCTACTTTCAAATTTAGTCATAAAATTATTTATTCTAGAGATAAATATTTTAAATGAATAACACGGGATTTCCTTATAGTGTAGGCATTGCACAAAAGCCTATTACACACGACTCTAATGCTAATGCACATCTTAATATTGCTGCAGAAGAAGAAGCTAGAAGTAAAGCTGACTCAATACTACCTTATTCCTTAGATCAAACTAATCAAATATTAGCTAATGTATTTGTATCTATGCTGCAAATGAAGAATATTATTAGCCAGGCTGAAGAAGATCCATCTGTTAATAAGCAGAATTTAAAAGGTCTTATTGATATTATAGACGATATTAACCGAAAAATTACTATAGATATACCTCAACAGCTTGAAATTTTAGCGTTATAAGGTATACTGATATAATGAATACCGCTATTAGAACAATAATTATATCTTTAATAATTACTATAATTATAAGCGCTGGGTTTGGTTTTGTCTTTTCAAATATTTTAGGCTTTCTACAAGGAACTATCTTAGCATTTCTAGTACAAATTATACTATTTTATGTGTATAGTTTAGTGAAGCAGAATAATATCTCTAAAGTTGAGGAAGAACACTTTAGTATTATAAGTGAAATCGCACAACGTAGCCTAGTTGATGTTGTTTGCCCTTGTGGTGTTAAGGGAGAACCAATTGCGTACTTTGATCTAGAAGATGCTTCATTTACGTGTGAGAAGTGTTCTAGTAGATATAGAGTTGAAGTTGTATTCAACCCTGTTCTGCTAACAGAACCTCTTAATCTAGAGAATGCTTTTACAAAAATAAAGGAAAAGGAACTAGCTTAAAATAATCATATAATATATGAAAACTATTAAATTTGAACTAAAGAACGGTAAAACGCATGAAATGACTATTGATGAGATGGCTCGATGGGCATGCCTCCTAGAAGGTATTGAGCAAGTTTCTAAAAAATGTAGCGAAATCGGTCTAGGTGATGATGATGATTGCTGGATTAAACCGCTAGCATTTCAAAAATATATTGATGAAAGATTTCATTCAATGAAGCATGACCTAACGGTAGAAGCTACTTTAGGGAGACTATGAAGGACAGCTTAAATTAAATGTATAGTCTACATTACTAATAGGACTATCGATATAAATGTAAGCAGAGGTAGGAGATGGATTGCTCTTATTAAAGGATAAGACTCCGGAATTAGAGCCAATAACAGGCCCGTAGCCTAAATTAATAAGAGCTCCATTATAATTAGTATCGCCTCTAAACCCAGAGTTAATAACCTCTACATTATCATACATTACTCTAAATCTGACTGGAACGCCGTTGGTATTAAAGGTTAAGCTTACATCTCCTGTTAAATCTCCTAATAACACTTCATATAGATTTAGAGTACTATTACCTTTATAAGTAGCAGTAGTACCACAATCTAACGCAGTAGTAGTTGGACAATTAACGGAAAGAGTAGGTAGTAGTGTTCTGTTAGTTATACCTGTAGGTATGCTTTGCGTTGATTCCGACCATGCATACCTATAACATAAAGAAATTATATTTTTCTTTAAGCATTGATATTGCGCTGCAAGTCGCGGTACAGTATTATTAATTGGCAGTAGATTTGTTTCCTCTATATCAGAATAATTATAAAGATAAATCGGATAGTTAAATCTCGTCATTAAAAATTTATTTGTAGGGGTATTTATATCTCCATCTTTTACTACTACTGCAGTATAAATTGGTGATAATATATTTAAAATATCAGGAGATGAAATATTTTTATATTCATCATATACCGACATTGTCTTTGTAGTATTGTTAATTGATGCAGCTATTGTAGTTGGTGTAAATGTAGAGAAGTATAGATTATTAAATGTATAATCTATAGATGTAGGGTAATTTTCACCGAAAGCCGGTAGAGTATCGTTATTCTTGAGCAATAATAGCTTATTATTACTGTAATACACTCTATCATATGGTATATTATAAGTCTTAGTGGTAGTATCTACATAGAATGTATTAGTGTTACTTTTAAATGGAACTTTTACACTATAAGTAGATCCCCAACCTACACTAAGCCTGTATTCGAAATTTACTGCTTGACCGTAATTAACCACAACCTCATTAGTTAATACATTTCTAGCAAACCCTTTACCGTTAAGTGTTTTAACAGAAAATTCGCGTATAGTCTCTGTTGAAAGTGAAGTGAAATCAGAAGTATACCCTGCTACGTATACTTTAGTACTTAACTGATCGGTAAAAGTCTGTAAGCTATCTCTTTCTATATCTATCAATTCACTATTTACCGACTTACTAATTACACCATTTAAATCATATCCCTGAGACCCTGGTTTAATTGTACTTGTACCTAAATCAACATAACTTATTGCTTCAGGTATACTTAGAGACGAAAGCGAAACAAGACCAGATGATAAAATAGTATTTTTACACCACCCGGTATCTGATATTATATTTTCTTTATCGATTACTCTTAGTCTATATTCACCATAAAGACTTATATTGGTATCTAAATTATTGTACATATATTACGCTAAGGTTGGTTACACCGGTGTATGCTCCTACAGGTATTGCAGAACTACCAATATAGGTATTTACACCGGAAGTTATTTTCCATGGATCGCCAAACGCTGTAAGTTTTGCGGTTATGGTATTACTAGTATTTGTATAGTTAAAGACATTATCTCTAGTTAAAGCAGCATTTAATTCAATAACACTCAACTTATAACCAAAATTAAATAAATCAATTCCTGTAGCAGTATTAACGCACGTTGTAATATTACAGGTATCAACGCCCACTGTGTTACCTTCTGATAAATAAGCGTAAGCACGAGCTCCATCTGACTCTTCTATATTTGTCGTATTGAAGTTAATAACCCGTGGAATTGTATCAATACACGGTTCAGTTATACATACAGGGTTAGCTGAAATACAGTTAAAAGTTAAGCATCTATAGTCTGCCGGTAAAATACCTAAATCTATATCGCATACATCAGTACTAGCATCGCAATTTATTGCGCATCCAGAATATAGATTCTCGTCTGATGTGCCTTCAACGTGGAAATTTTTAAAGTGAATTGTTCCTGTATGGATATAGTTATCAGAGCTAATAGGAGTCGCAAAAGAGACACCTACTTTATATAAAGATGTCATAGCAGGGTATAATGTTACATCTTTAGTTAAGATATTTGTAAAATAATCACTAGTATTATTTCTATAATCTATATAAAGTGTGCGACCTAAATTACCAAGTCTAGCTCTTATAGTTTTGTAATTTAAAGCACTCTCAACTACATAAAAAGTAGTATTGGTGAGAGCGGAAATAGATGATGTAAAACTTTCCTCATTGTAACTATATTCAGGCCATCCTCCTCGAATAGTTATAGAGTTTTTAATTACTTTATCTATACCAATACCGTCTCTAATAACACTGCTACCAATAGATGCAGATGCTGCAAATAATCCTGTAGAATCAAATCCTACTCCTAGTAAAGCACCGGAGATACCTTGTTCAATACTATACGGTAGACTTGCAGAAGATAAGCCTGAATAACCTAAATCAATACCAGTATTACCTCCAGATAAAGGAATATTTTCCATTAAGAAAACAGTAAATCCTCCCTGAACATTGCTATCACCTACTATAGCGTAGTCAAATGACCATACTATATCAAAAAAAGGAGAGTATGCACCGCTACTAGCGAAGTTAATACATTTTGTAGTATTAGGTAGAGCAGGGTACTGCATATAATATATTTATATCACGGGTCTTTTACAAAGACACACGTCATATGACCATCTGTTTTAAATTTTGTAACGTGCTTGAGACTAAATCCGAGCTTTTTATACTCTCTGTAAACAGTCTTGAATAAATCATCATCTATGTTGAGGATTATGCTCTGCCTTTGTTTATCTACTAAAACAAAGTCAGTAAACTCTTCACCTAGTGAATATGCTCGCTCACTACCCCCCACATAATTATTTATTCTTCTGCTAAACAATTAACTATCTCGGTTATTTTACTGTATAGATTTAATACGTCTATATAAGATATGTCGTCATTAAGTGAAACCTTATAAGATTTTAAAATATCACCTAATAGCTTAAAATCTTGCGGTGTTAATCCCTCTACAATTAATTCTTCCATATACAATACTAATTAATCAACTCTTAATGCTAATCAATACTTAATACAGTAATTCATAGCTATATTTCTAGGTCGGGTCTCGGTAGCTATTCTAGGAGCTCCATTAGTACCGTCGTTAGTAGCAGCACGCACATGATTTTTAGCTTGTAGTGTCGCAGAACCTACACCGGGAGTAGTTGAGCTAGTTTGGGTAGTTTGTATGATGTCTGCAGGACAGCTATTAGTATCGTTTAAGCAATCAAATCCAACTGCTTCTCCAAATGAATGCCAGTGACCCTGGAATGCATCTGCTTGTTTTGCTCCAAATGTACCAGAAGCAGTTGAGTCGCTATTTGTTCCAGCACCGCGGACAAAATAACCGCGAAGATCGGGAAGATTGAATGTTGTAGAACCGTCACCCGCGCCATATGGTAGAGAAGGTACTGATGAAGAAAGTACTCTAAATAACGACGAGTATGCAGTGCGACTTATCGCATTACCATTACACGATAACCAACCTGCAGGTGGGAAGTCCATTGCAAACGCCATAACTGCGCCAGTTGGTATACCATTATCAGTGAGAGTAGTACCTACCACTAAATCACCTCTGAGACTATTAACTGTGCTATCAGTTACATTAACTCCATCTAAAGTAGCTGTAAGCGGTGATTTAATGGTAATAGTTGAATTAACAACAGTATCAGGTTTAGCTTTAATAATATAAAGAGCTCCTGATGCACTTAACTGTGAATTACTACCAGATGCAATATTAAATGTTGTAGATGTAGAAGGAGATGAACCTACCCCGTATATAGTTTTATTTACAAAGTTTGGTACATTGAAATTTGTAGTATTGCCACCGTAGGTTGTTCCTATTACAGCAGATAGCTCTCTATAACTAGCACCTGGTACTGATTGACCGTTACACAACAACCAACCTGTAGGTGCACTACCTGCAGAAATATAAGGCATTATTGAACCTACAGGAATTTGACTTGCTGTTCCAGCTACATATACGGTATTGTTACCAGCATCATCCCACTGTAAGGTTCCATCATACTGCGATGTTAAGAACTTACCAGGGCCACCTACATAGGAAGGTAGTATAAAATTAGTACTATTAACTGATATATTCGAAGGAATATTTAAATATGTTGATCCTTGTTCAATATTAATAGTTTTAACAGCTATTGTTGAACTTAACGCAATCTTATTACTTCCATCAAGTCTTAAACCACTACCTAAAGCATTTGTCGAAAAATTACCTGCAGATAATCTATTTACAGTAATATTATTTGTATTTGATATAGAAATAGTTCCATTACCTGCTGTGTACTTACCACCTACATTTTCCCAATTCAATATGTTAGCAGGGTCTCCTCCCTTGAATGCGTAAAAAATATTATTATCATTATCGTAGGCTAAATCTCCAGAAACAGCTGATGTTAAAACTGTTACATCTGGTACGGATCCTAAGAAACTAGATCCGGCAACAGGTATACCGCCTACGGTTTGACCATCACCAATGTATAATTTTTTAGTGTCTGTTGTATATCCTAATTCACCCTCTGAAAGAGTAACTTGTTTTCTATCAAGATCACTTCCTCTACGTACTAGAAGTTTTAAGAGAGTATTTTCAAATATTTCTATTTTTTTCGGCATAATATTAATTAATAACTAAATATAGGAATTGCAAATCTACCCACGTCAGATGTGTCTTCTGTAGTTTCTGCACTTTCAAATGTAATAAATCCAGCAGAGGTTAATTTTATTGTTGTAGAGTTTATTACACCCCCCACATCATAAGCTGATGTTACGTTTAAAATAGTCTGATTTCTATACCCGTAGTTAGAAGTAACTTGATTAGGGCAGCCATTAAAGACAGATAGGTAAGAATTTGTTGAATGTGAAGCGGTTAACCCACTATAAATTGTTGGTACGGTACTTGTAATTTGACCTTTTGAGTTATATACTATTCCTCTAAATACCGCTTGACCAGCTCCTATAATATCAGCAATTTCAAATTCATTGCCTACAGTTACTAGCGTTACATCATCTGTAACTGGAACATCAGCTTGAAGCTTACCTGTAGTACTATTAATACTTAAATTATCACCTATTACTGGTCCAAAGTTTGTATAAAAACCAAGTCCGGTAGTGAAGGAAATACCACTACCTGGTATTGCAAGAGTATTACCGTCAAAAGCTATTTTATCAGTAGGATCTAGCGTTAATCCATAGCCTAAAATATTGTCTTTGTCAAGTATTAGTTTATCATCATTATCTAAAGCTAAACCATCTCCGTATATTGTAGTTGTATCAATACTATCAAGAGTCGCTATCTTACTAGGTAAGCTAGTAAGTTTTAAGAATTTAGTTGATACATCAAACCCGAAACCTGGTCCTACGTTTAAGTTAATTTTACTTCCACCGCCTCCTAATAAACCTGCACCTATGGCATTAGTGCTAATTTTATCTGCACTAATTGGTGATATTGTAATTTTATTAGAGCTTAAAGTTACGTAAGTACCATCGACGTTAGCTGATAATCCGTTTGATGCTGTAGCTATAATACCACCGAACTGATAGCCTGCAGTTGTATCAAAACTATTATTATTAATAGAATTATCTTTTAAAGATAATACCTTTGCATCAGTACCAGTATATTCTAGAGTAACGTTATCTGGCTTGCCGCTGATAATAGCCCAAGAAGATAGCGATGCATAGTCTGTAGCAGTTAGCTGATAAATTAAAGACCCGGCAGGTACTAGCTCGCCTATACTTGCTGGTACTCCTGTAATAGAGGATGTCTTACTTAGAGGAGTGTATATCTGTGGCGCTACTGCTAAACCACCTGGCGTTACACCGTCTCCAATAAATAAGCGCTTAGTATCAGTAGTAAAACCTAACTCACCTTGTTCGAGAGTAATAGCTTTTCTCTGATCATCTGTACCTCTACGTACTTTAATTTTTACTATTGTTACATTAGGCATATCACTTATTATTAATTATTGTTACAAGCTCTTTAACCGCTTCTATCAAAATCGATGTTATTTTACCGTAATCTATAGCTAACGGTTCATTGTTTTCGTCTTTCTGTACGACTTCTGGTAACACTTTATTTACTTCTTCAGCTATAAAGCCTATATCGCTATTACCAGTCTCTTTCCAATCGAACCGCACACCTTCCAATTTTTGTAAAATATCTAGAGCGTTAGTTAAGGGCGCGATGTTAGTTTTAAATCTTTTAGATGATGTTGAGTTATAGGATACAGCAGTTGCTGAACCAGTAATATCTAAATTAGCGCCTACTGAAACAGTACCACCTGCAGGGTTGAGATTTAAAATAGTTCCTGATCCATTGTTACGAGCTTGAATTTCATTACAGTCAAAAACTAAATTGGTGCTAGTTGACGTTCCAATTTGAAGAGCATTATTAGTAGACGCTAAGGTTGCTTCAGTACAATTTTCTATTCTAATATAATTATCTCCTACAATTACATCACTTCCTAGATCAATACCACTACTTACTATATTATCGCAGGAAAGAGTTCCGCAAATAGTAGCGCCATTACAGTTCGAACCAAGTTTTAAAGCTGAAGGAGTACCATATCCGTCGTAAATTCGCGCTTGCGTTGTATCAAGCGGAAGAGGTGAACCAAAGGCATGGAGCAATCCGTTGAAAGTTTCACTTATATTGGTAGGTCCTAAATTACTAGGCATAGCTTACATTATTTATACCAACCACATTAATATCTACCGTATAACCTTATAAAACGAAAACATTTGTGTACGGAGAATTTCTAACATTAATAACAGGCTTTATATTTTCGCTGTCAATCTTAGTTAGCTCAAGTAACTGTGTTTGTAGCTTGAAAATATTAGAAAGAGGTCTGTTAATAACACCAATTATATTTTTTTCATTATCATTAATGAAATAATTTTCCTGTTCTAATAATTTAAACTCTGAGAAATCTATATTATAGTTATAATCAGTTAATCTTAAAATCCCTGTGTAGTCATATTCGCCGCTAAACCTACCTACTATGTTATTTTTAATTGCAAATATATCACGTAAAAGCTTATACAGCTCTTTATTTATAGTTGTTGTATGTATGTAATCTGTGCCTAGAATCCCCATGTCCTCTTTACCAAAGTTTTCTAAATTACTAGTTTTTATAGAGCGTTTATCTAAATTAGGCTCATCGTAAACATATAATCTTGCACCAGAAAATAATAGACCTTTATCATAATTTTGAGGAGTCTCTAATAATCTCATTCCTGCAGTAAACTTATCATTCTGCATCGAGGTCTGTAAGAAAGAGACTACGCTTCCTTCAGTTATCGTTCTATATGTAACAGGAGCAGCTCTCCATTCCCAGTTAGCGTTGTAATAAATAATAGACCCCTGATTATTCCAGAGGTTAGACGTAGCATCTGCATCGGTAACTTCATCTAATGCTGATAAAGTTGTTCTAGTTGCTTTAATATTATTAAAAAGTTTATTCTCACCATATCTACCTATTAGTGTAGTTGGTTTACTTACGAAAAATTTATATATTTCGTTAGTTGTGCATATGTAATAGTAATTACTGTTGTTTTTTGAAAACTCTATATTTTTAACTAACTCGCCCTTGCTCAGTGTAATATTATATTCAACAGTATCTATCAATGTTAAGCATGTAGCGTCTAGTAAGTATAACTTGAGACCATTGTTATTATATGCTACAACATACAACAGATTAAAAAACGGCGAGAACTCCATTGCTGCAACAGGGTTCTTTATAAATGGTATATTGGTAATTTTATTAATGTAGTTAAAATTAAGATCATATACTTTTATTACAAAGTTATTTGAATCATATACCGTTAAGTACTTACCATTGGTAGCTATTTGCTTCGGACCATTAAATCTACTTTTGTCGCGTTTTGTTCCTTTACCTCCTAGCGCTTCTAAATAATTGCGTTTATTTTTAATCGCTGAATCGTTATTATAGTACCCAACTATATCGTATTTGTATATAACATTATTATCGTAATCGCTTATAAAAATATTATTCTCATAACGACAAATGTTAGATAAATTGCCGTATGGTAATACATTTTCTGTCGACTCAATAAAATTAGATCTTTCAACTATATTAAGGTCGTTGTTATTACCTGTAAGAGTTATAAAGCTATTATCTGTTATAGCAAATATAGAAAAGTTACTGGGAACTTCCACATTTAAAGCTGCAGCATAATCCTTTACGCTACTCAAATAACCGAAGTTAGCTGAATTAAAAAATGGAATCGTAGGTGAATAATTATTGTACTTTGTAAAAGAAGTATCGTTAGTAGCGCTTATACCGTAATAAAACAAATTACTAGATACAGGCAAATCATTATTCGCCATAAACATTCTCGAATATAAATAAATGTTATTTTCGCGAATTTTGTTAAACTTATCATTTAAAAGACTGGCTGTTAGATAATCGTTAGGCTGAAACAAAACCTTATCTTCACTAAAAGGTAGTTCGATAGATTCATTTATATCTCTATCTCTAAAGTACGTTGATGTTAGTAAATCACCATCAAATGAAGGCAATGCTGATAATAATGTATTTGTATTATATACATAAGGAATTCCACTCAAAACACTTACATAGCCAGTAAAATCACCGGTAAGTGTTTGAAAAGTACCAGCCTCAACATATTGTTTTTTAAAGTTATAATATTCCATTATTTAAAGTCTATAAATTGTATATCGTTAACTGTAGCACCCACTGGTAAGTTAGCTTGAGCTTCTGATAGAATTAAATTCTTAATATTATTCTGCATATCAATATCAGATATACCAGAATTTTTTACATAGATATTTATCTTCTTGGAAGATGCTGCAACA